ATCATCTCACCATAAATTTCATCGGCGTTCCAAATGTGTTGAGGTAAGAAACCTTGATTGTATAATTCGTTACAAATTATTTTCTTCTTTTTAGTAGTTGCATTTGTAAGTTGATTATTAGCTTGCGCCAATTGAGTTGAGTTATTAACCAATTGCGTTTGAGTACTATTCAATTGAGTATTCAATTGATTAATTGTTTGGTTAAGATTTACTATTTGAGATTGTGCCGATGTTAACTGTTCACTTAATATCGAGTTTTCTTGTAATAAAGATGTATTTCTTCCACTCAAAGAAACTCGTTGAATAGACTCCGCAGTTGCTTTTTGAATTGCGTTTTGTAAACTACCAATACTACTTTCTACTTTTAAATTTGATTGTTGAGTTTGATTTTGAGAAACTGCTAATAATAAATCCTTAGAATCTATTTGAACCAAAAGACTTTGTGTTACAATTTCCAATTCTTTAACTTTAGATGCCAAATCAAGCGTAACACTATTCAATCTCTCAACCTGTGTTGTTAAATCGCCTATTAACTCATTTGCTTCAGTATATGCCGTTAATAATATTGTTGGTGGTAATGCCGGTGGTTCTACTGGAATTAATTCAACTATATTAGTATCAATTGATTTTATAACTTCAACTTCATTATATTTTGGTTTTGTTAATTTTCCAGAAACAATACCATCATTTGCAACTGAACCACTAAACACATGAATACCAAATTCATTCTTAGTTTTTATTGCTAATGAACCACTTAACAAAAGTTCGGATATCATACCCTCATTTCGTAAACCAGTTTTTATAAGTTGTTTAGCCATTATTAATCTTTTACTATACTAAATGTTATATTATCATCAAAATATTCAATACCACCGTTATTATCTATCTTAAATTCTATTTTATAAACTCTATCTGCTTCCCAATTTGAAAAATTAACTTTTATATAATTTCCGTTAGTATCGCAACTAATTTTAGAATAATCACTAAATGGAATTATAATATCATTTGATGCATAATCTCTTATTTGATAATAAGTTGTAGTTGGTAAATACTTTATATTAGTATATGCAAATGTATCGGTAAATGTTTTTAGAGGATATAATTCTCTACCAAAAATTTGTATTTTAGCAATAGTTCCTGCTTTGTATTCTTTCTTCAAATTAGTTATACCAACTTTAATATCACTTGCAGTTAGAGCACTCAATGAACCGGTAGCAAATACCGAATCATCCCATCCTATTCGTATTTTTGGTTGATATATCGTATGTGTTTCTTTACTAAAGAATTTCAACTGCCCATAATCAGCAGTGTCACTTTCTTTTTCAGTTGCATATTTTAAAATCATCCCATCATTTGGTTTAGAACCACTCATCCAAACTCTTAACATAGATTTTACATCCATATTAATATCGGCTGTCTGATAATTAAATGTTTGTGATGTTCCATAATCCGTGTACCAAGTTCCACCATCTCCGTTATTAACACTAGCTGTTGTATTTGTTGCAAAGTTATTTTGCAACCATTCCAATGAAGAATCACCTTCTCTATAATTCCAAGTAACACCTTGAGTTGATATATTATCAAATCTAGTACCAGTTCCCATTTCCCAACTACCAGATAGTGGATTCGCATATATCGTATATTCTAAAGGAATTTCGTCACTTTGAGTTTCTTTTAAAATTAACTCAGCGGAGTTCATTGAAATACTATTATTAGAAATTGATGCCGATATAAATCCAACATCAAATTTAAGTAGTATATGTGATACATCTTTAATGTTTCCATAATACACTTTACTTATTTCTAAGATTTCATCAAGCCCAGTATTTTGATTGGGTTGTTGAAGATAAAGAGTTGCATCTTTTGATGCTGTTAAAAAATAGTATGCCATTATTTTGCTCTGCCTTTTATGTCCGAATCCGGATATTTAATTTCAAAAATAGATGGGTCTAAAGATGGATATACAATCTTAGCTTTAGTTGCCGCTTCTATATTATATGAATTTGGTGCGTACTTACCTCCACATTTATTCACTATTAATAAACTTGGAACAGATGAAACTCCTTCTATATTTGCTATTAATAATTCAACTTCACTTAAATTTATTGTTTGATTGAATTGCCAATTATCAATATTAAAATAATCTTTTAATTCTGAAATACATTTTGCCAATACCTCACTCTTATTATAATTCTGATAAACTGATATTTCAAATTCAATACCTATGTTTATAATAAATCCATCATTAATGTTTATACCATCGGTTAATAATCTATATTCATTTAAATAAGTCTTAACATTTTCTTTTATACCACGTGTAAGTGGAATTAATTTTCCAAATAAATCATATCCTAACAAATATAAATTAATTGCAAATGGATTATTTTTTTCGTTCTCATTTGAAGTTTTTCCAAGCAAATATCTTGTAATATCTTCTTTAACCGATTGTTCAGAAGGTTCCTGACTATCTGGCATATTAACAAATCCCATTACCAAATCGGTAAACTCTTGTAAATTATTAGGAGATGCTAAAATAGATGCTGGTGAATTATTATCTATCGTACCATCTGCTACAGCATACGCCTTTGCAACCGCTCCAAATTTTGCTGGCATAGATAATACTCTTACTTGATAATCTTTGGCAGTTACTGCTCTATTTTGAGAACCAAAATTTGCTAATGCATTTTGTCTAATTTCTTCAACGGTCTCGCCACCTCTACCACCACCTGCAGTAACTTCATTATCAATTGCAACCGAATTTTTAGTTGCACTATATATTGCTCTATCACCATCACTTAATGCCTGTGTATCTTCTTCGAATTCTATCTTATCAATTCTAGTTAATTGTCCAGTTGACACATTTGATTTAACACCACCACCAACTAAATACTTAACAGTTATAGTTGTATTTGATGGAGATGTGCCATATGTTTTTGTTTTTAAGAAATTTGTTGGGTCAAACGATTCTTCTAATCTACTTATGGAATTTGGTAAACCCAATCCAACATTCTTAAGATTTGGAATTAATTGCTCATCCGATGCCGATGAATCCCCCGCACCAAATTGTATTATAGTTCTACTTTCTTCATCTATTTTTGAAACAAATCTTTTTGGTGTTTTAATTGTTTTTAAAATATATGGTACAGTTGTTTTAAATTGATACAAGTCTTGGTCATTTACTTCCGTATTTGGTACATCTACAAAAACCATTTCTTGAGCTAAATAAGGAACTTCATACCATTTATTATTATTTGAATCTCTAACATCTAATATTTGTATAACATCAGTATCATTTAATGTTATTTTTTCAAAAGGAGAATATGAACCAAATGTAAAAGTTGCTTCTTTTAATTCACCAGATATGACTTGAACATATTTTTTAATTAAATAAAAGCTTGGTTCACCAGTTATCGCTTCTCTCTGATATACACTAATCTCTCTATTAGCTGCTTCCGAAAAATCAATAGCGTCCGTTGTTCTAAATGATATACCATCTTTTGTTGAAATGGATTGTAATCCTTCTTTTATTCTTAAAAAATATTTTGAATCTGGTATGTTATTTAAGCCAATACCTATCGATGGTACTAATTGATAAACTGATAAGGTTGTTATTGCTGGGGAAGTTACTTTTGGTCTATATCCCAAATATTGAGATAATGCCAATACACTTTTTATGTCTTCTGCATATACCATCAATGATTCTTTTAAAGTATCATCGATGTAATACGATAATGAATCACCTATATACGATGCCATTTCTATAAACATCATACCCGGAGATGATTCATTGAAATCAGAATATGTTTTAGGAAAATAGTTTTTTGCAAATTCTACTAAATTACTTCTAAATCCAATAAAATCCTTATCAAGATATTTTACTTCTTTTCCTTTATTTTTAAAATTCTTATTTGTTACAGTTATTCCCATTTTTATTTTATTAAGCGGCTATTGTAAAAGATACCGTGTTTAAATCAACTTGATTTAACAATCCGAATGTTACGGAAACATTTACTAAATTATTATCTCTATTGTTGCTTGTACTTTCTACATCTATTTGTTCTACTGTAACATATGGTAACCATTGCTCTAAAGCTGCTGTTATCGCATCTTCAATTTTACCAGATAATGTATCATCATTAAAATCAAAAAGTAATTCCTGCAACCCACTACCAAATTCAGGCTGCATTACTCTTTCTCCTTTTTTAGTTAATAATAGATTTTTTACATTTGATTTAATTTGCTCATTTGTTGTAAAGGTTTGATTGAACGCAGTATTACCGATTTGGATTGGTAATGATATACCTATCGCATAATCTTCATACTTTTTAGTATCTTGTACTAATTTTTGTCCTAATACAATTGCCATTACTTCTTCTTAAATCTTTTTACAAGTTCTGAATAATCTCTATTCAATGCTTTATCTATTTCAGCTACTCCAGTGTTTACTCCCAATCCTGTTGGAGAAGGTCCTTTAGCCATTTCACCATAACCCATTTTTTCAGCTAATGCAGTTCCACCTACAAGTGAACCCATATCTGCTTGTCCAAAATTCATTGTTCTAAATCCACCATCACCCTGTGGGATACCTCCTCTTGTTTCATTAAGAATTTGGTTAATCATTGGGTTTTTGCTGTATTGCTTTGTTGGTATTTCCTTTTGAACTACCGATTCTGTAATAGTATCATCTCCCAATACAGCCTTAGCCATTGAGATACTCTTTGATACTGGTTTTGGTGCTACCTTTGTTTCAGATAGCATTTTTTTCATTTCAGCCTTCACACCTTCCTTAATTAAAGCAGGTAATTGCTCTTTGAGCTCCTCTTTAATCAGAATTTGAATGGCTTCTAATAGTTTATCCATGTCCATAATATTCTATTCTTTGTTTGTTATGTTTATAAATATTTAAATTAAGTATTTTTGAGAATTAGGCCCAAAGAGTTGGGTCTTTTTGTAATTCTGTCCAATACATCGTAAATTTTTTAATTCTGTCATCTAATCCATTGTAACCGCCATTAATTCGTTTTGTTATAACTTTTATAGTAACTGTGGTTGAATCTTTACATTTTTCTCCCAATTTATTTGCTTTCCAAAATAAGCACGCAGTATCCGCATAATACTTAGAACCTACTAATGTTGGATTACCTTCAAAATCATCCCCAGCGATTGGTCCGAATTTTTTATAATTAGCTCTTCCGGTTAATTGTATATACCCTCTACCTTTATATCGTTTACCATCACCAGGTTGCGTATTACCCAAATCCTTCCTACCTTCATATGCAGTTCCAGATGCAATTTCTTCTTTATATACGAAATTACCAGATTCATGGTTAGTTTGTGCCAAAAAATGAGCTCTTTCTAATGGTGTTTTTGCTAAACCATATTTTCTCATAGCCGCTACTAATTCACTTGGTACTTTTATCTTTGTTTTGTAATTTGGAACTGGAGGAATGTTATCTTTAGGCTTTTCCTCTTCTGCCAATGGAGGGTCAGGTTCCTTTTCAGCATCCGCTGTAATTCGTTCCTCAACACTAGTCTGTTCCTCCTCACTTGGTATTGGTGCATCTTCTGGAAGTGAATATGCTTCAGCGGATGCTTCGTTTATATCTGAACCTTCTAAAGATGCTTCTTCTGATGCCACTAATTGAGCATCCGTCATTTCTATTTCAGTTGTATCTACTTCCGCAACATCGGCTATTTCTTCAGGTGTTTCCGATGCAGTTGATGCAGCTCCCCCAGGTCTAGATGGAGTTACCATGTATGAGGACCACATTATAACACCAGGACCAGGAGTTCCAAGTGGCGGATATAGTGATACGGTATTTATAATACCACTCACAGTAGATAAATGCAATGTTGCATATGATATAAAATCATCTACTATAATTGCCGAATTTTTTGTTGGAGGTATTACTGACATTTTTAAGCCGTTTTATTTTTTTCTGATGTTACTACGCTTTTACCGTTTTCATTTAATCTCCACAATGCAATAGATGATTTATCTACCCAATTTGCTTGTATTTTATTTTGAGTAAAATCACTAACCCATTTCCAACCTGTCCAAACTTGTATGTGGCCATACTTTTTATCATTATACCCCATTACTATAATATCACCAACTTGCCATTTTGTAGAATCTAATGTATATTCATCGCCAACATTAACTTTATCATTATAATAAGATTTACCACCGATGTTAGTAGCAAACGATGAACGCCCTCCACCAGTTGATGGATTCTTAAATGAGAACCAATCTGCGTTTCCACTAAGAGTTCCTAATCCTTTAACACCGGTTAATGCCACAACTACTGCTTGAGTTCCCTGTGGACAAAGTCCATGTATATCCGAGTTGAATCCTATTCTTAAATTTTCATAACTAATTCTTGGATTTTTGCCCAATTTGGGGCCCCACGCTCCGGCTTTTTTTAATAATTCATCTAAGTTTTTATATCCACTTTTTAAAGCGGTGTCATTTTCTAATTTTTTTGCAGGTGGTAATTTTTCTTCGGATAATACCTTTTGGTCATATAACGCTTTATCAATTATTTCTGCTTTAGTATTATCCATTTCAGTTATTATAGAAGCACTTTCATCATCACCTGCTATTACTAAATCCGATTGTATAATTTCTTCGTTTATTTTTTCTGGATCTGGATTTATTATTTCTTGAACATCTGGATCATTTTTATCCAATGGTATTTCGTTCCAATCTAATTTATCATATGGAGATTGTACATCATCGTTGGATATTGCCGCGGCTGCAGCTGGTGTTGGAGGTGTCCATTGCCCAGGATTTACTACCATATTAGATACAACCGAAACATTTGATACCGCACCAGGAGCGGGAATTACCGGTGTTGGAAAGTTATTCATAGTTGCACCAGACCAATACGCAATTACACCCTTACCCATTTCACCAACCAAATCATATGGGGCAGTTGATGTTTGGCCTTTTTGCAAAGCAGCTTTAAATAATTGTTGCATTGCATCTACGTTTCCCTTTTGTAAAGATATTTGATGAAGTGAATCCTTTCCTCGTTTAATAGCAGCATCATATTCAGTTGCATATGTTTTTGCAACCGTATCAATATCTGCAATACTTTCGGGACTATTAGAAAGATTTAATATATTATTTTTAAATGTTTGCCAAGACATAATTAACTATTTTGTTTATTAAGCATCATCTTCTACTTCATTACAATATCTAGTAGCCACGTCTATTCCACTTTCTGCAGTTTTCTTTGCAAAATTCTGAATTTTATATGAAAATGGGTCTTTTTTATCATGTACAGATGTATAATAAACCCCAACACTATCTCTTTGTTGATAAAAATAAAATCTATTTCCATTTTTAGGAGTATCATATGATTTGATAAATTTCATAGGTGTTGATAAATCAGGTTTTCCTATTGTTTCGTTTGATTTCGCCAATGCTGCTTTGGCTGCGTCTTGAGTAGCTTTTGCATCAGTGACCGCCAATTCAGTTGTTTTATTAATTATTAATTTATCTTTTTCTACTCCACTTAATGGTTTACTTATATTTCCTTCTTGAATATTTTTTATTTCATTTTGCACACTTTGTTTAGCTTTTTCTGCCATTGCGGTTGCTTTTTCTTCTACACTCGCGATTCCTTTATTTACTTTATCTTGTGCATCTGATACTATTTTTTGTGCTTTCTCTTGAGCGGAAGCAATTGTTGATTGAACTTTTGCCTGTGCTCCAGCTACAGCCGCTTGCCCTTTTGCAGCCAATGCCTGTCCTTTTGCAGCCAATTGTTTTGCTTTGGCCGATGCGTTTGCCAATTTATCTTTGAATTTACTATTTTTAAATTTTTTAGGAACTGGTAGTTTTTTTGTTTTGAATTCAGGAACACCAGGTAGTTTAGGTATATTTGGTATCTTTGGAAGTTGTGGAATTTTTGATTGCAAATCACTCACCGCAGATGTAGCTGCGCCAACCGCATTTGATGCTGCGGCTTGAGCATTGCCAACCGCCGCTGTTGCAGTTGCTTGGGCATTACCAACCGCCGCTGTTGCAGTTGATTGTGCTTGGTTTTTTAAATCAGTAGCTTGTCCAGTTAAATTTTCCATATTAAGATGTTTGATTTAATTTACTTAAGATATTATTTAGCTTTGATTTTATTTTATTAAATGTAGGTAGGTTTTCAGGTCCTACTTTAGATGGTCCAGACGGTGTTAAATAATTTTGTGCAACTATTGCATCTATAAGTTCTGCTAATAATTCAACTAATTTTGTTCCTTTAACCAATGGTTCTAATTCAGTATCTCCTAAAAATATAGAACCCTTACCACTATGAATGGCGAAATCTCTATCGTTTGTTATAAAATTAACATTATCTTTTGTACTAACATCAATACCACCCTTATTATCTATTGAGAGTCCACCATCTGAAATAAATCCATAATTCTTTTTTGAATAGAATAACATTTCTCCACTTTTTGCAGATAAAATTATTCTATCCGAATTTAAAAGTATTTGGTCACCTATTAATTTATCTGGATAGTTTTCAAACGATTCTGGCTTTGTTTCAAAATTACCTTTACCCTTATCATCTAATTTACCTGGAACAAATCCCAATTGAAACTTATCTGATGTGATAGCTATTATACTCCCATCTCGATTTATATCTTCTTTGGTTACCTCATTATCTAATAATTTTTTAGAATCTGCGTTTTCCCCATTTCTTATTATAATTACAGGTGAATATTTCTTTTCATCGTTATTATATCCAGAAAATCTAATTGATTGTCCAAATCTACTTTCAAATAAAGTATCACCTTCCCATAATTTTAATTTGTGAATACCTTTTTCATATTTAAAATAATCACCATAATTATCATACTTTGCGGATTCATTTGTATTACTTCTGGTTATTCCGGTCGATTGTACTTTTGAGTAATCTTTTGATGTATTTGTATCTGCTTTTACCGGATTAAATAATTTGGATATTGCATTCATATCCGCATTTACAAATGGTGTTAGTTCAGGACCAATTCGTTTGTAATAGGTAGTACCACCTGCTCCGTTTATAATTTCAACAGCTTCATTTTTTACTGGAAGTGTTTTAAAGTTTTTATCTAATGGATATGCAATAGGTAAACTGGCCTCATCAGTTGCTAATTGTCCTGTTAATTTGTATTCAATTGCTCCAATAAAAATTGATTCTTTGTTTTTAGAATCTTCTCTATTTTTTAAATATGGGTGAGTTTCATCTAATATTATACTATAAACTATACCCTGGCGTTTTTCACTATTAGTTGCCGTTGCTTGACTGGATTGTACAGCCGATACACTAGCATTTTGCAATCCTGACATGCTATTTTATTTTTTGTTTTAACTCATCTAACTCAAATTCCAAATCATCAACTCTTTCTACTTGTTCTTTAGTTTCTTCCAAATCTTTAAGCAATTGTTCTTTCTCAAATGCTGATAGAAATCCTTCTTGTCCTTCGGTTTTCTTTTCTGATGCCATAATCTTAGTTGCGATTGTTGCTAACTTAACCAATTGGTCATCGTTCCTAACTGAACTATCAATTAAACCACCAATTACAGGACCTAAAGTTCCCATATCACCTGCGTGTCTAACCATTTTCTTTAATTCCTCAATTAGAGCACTAATCTTTGTTTTTTTAGAAACTTGGTTGTTATAGATATCTTCAAAAAGACCACCTAATGATTTACCTTTGAATAATTCGAATTCTGTTGACATATTAATATATTTACATTTTGTATGTATATAAATATGGTTCTATAAAAATGTTGAAATTAAATTGAGATTACTTCGATTGTAATCTTAGGTTGATATCCTTCAGGCAGTTGTCTATTAATACCTTTGAATTCATTTACTTTACCCTTAAAGTAAGTTATTTGCAATACCTTATCGGTCAGGTTCATTACAGTTTGAGATGATGTAGACATTTCTTCCGTATCTCTTTTCATATTAAGAGCTGGTTTCTTTGGAAAGTATTCCTTTCTCATAGCGTGTGCTATTTCTTTCCAATCTTCTATTTTATCAACTGATTTCTCTGCTGATATTTTTCTCAATTGTGAACTTAGATATTTCTCACCGCTTGTGTATCCAGCATCAGTGAACATATGTCCGTGATTTGTACGAACAACAGGTGATTCGGTATTTTGAAGTTTAACATCAGGCTTATGCTTTGATGTAGTTTCAATACTAACCATATGTTTTGGAGATGATACAAATGTATGACCTTTTAAAGACATCCCACTCTTGCCCTTATATGATAGTGTAGCTCTTACTGCGGCCATTAGAGTAGGTTGCTTAATGATATTTCTCATCTTATCACCATCAGGACCTGGCTTTCCACCTTTCTTTACAATCTTATGTTCGGCTTCATCGTGTCCAACTAATAGTGCTGAGTTTACAACACCAATTCCGTTTTCGTTTAAACCCTCACTCCAATCCGTTATTAAATCATGTAGATATGCAACTTCCACACCATCAATGATAGTATGTACGATTTCTAAAGATGGATTATACGCTCTATCTCTATTTTTAGCTAGGATAAACTTATCTTTAATTTCTTTAGATACAATAATACACTCTGAAAGTTTCATTTTACTATTCGTTTGTTGATTCAAATAATCTAACAGAAAGAATTACATCTTTACCTATATTTAAATTTCTTACTTTATGTCTTTCCAAATCATAAGATGGGTTACCAATTGTATTTGCTTTAGCAACTATACCATTTTTAATAAAGTGTGGTTGTAATCCAGAGTAGTTATCATCTCTAAACATGAAAACATTATTAGGTAATTCTTTGGATATTTTAATTATCTTCTTCAACCCTTCCTTACCCATAAAACAACCACCTTCGCATTTAGTACCACCATAAGTTTTACCTTTTTGTAATGTTACTTCGGTTACTGTACTTTCTCCAAACATCCCTACAAAGTTACCTTGATATTTGTTACCAGGTTTTCCACTTATTGCTGTTGTGAAATCCATTCTATCTTTTAACTTTCCTTTAGATATAAAGTTAAAAAGTTTTTTAGCATTCAAATTGAAATCATCTATAAATTTTTGTACTGCAATTCCACGAGTACCAGTAAATCCAGCAATTCCCATTGCTTCTTTACTAGCTGTTTCTTTTAGTATATCTTTTAACTTTATCATATTAAAATCCTATTGAAATTACATCACCATCCGCTTCAACCCAACGAATCTTTAATGCTAATAATTTTTTAAGAGTATCAGCTCCAAAACGATAACCAGTTCCAAAATTGCCTCTTGCTGGAATATCTACAACCATTCCGTGAATACCAGCAAAAATTTGAGAATGGTCTGCACCAATTACTTTTTGAAATGCCACAACCTGTTTTTGTTGAATAGGTTTTAATTCTTTGAATTTTACTTCAGATGCTTCGTTTAGTTGAGTAAGTTTTATCATATTATTTATTATTAAAATGCTCCGTTTAATTCTTTAGCTGCATCAGAACCATATTTTGATTTAAATTTATTCATTAAATCTTTTAAAATGTTATCTCTATACTTAGAAATCTCCGATGGCATTGAACCTTCTATTGTATGTATTGTTTCTATTGCCTCTAATTTTTTAAAAGACTTTGTATCATTTAAAAATACTGATAATTCCATTACTGCACCAGTATGGTCATTTTTATCAGTTGATTTAGCTACTCTAGCCACTATTTGTTTAGTATCTAAAGATTCAGTTACTTTAGGTTTTCCAGTTACAATTCCCATTAATTTTATCATCTTATTTCTTTAATTTAAGTTTCCAATAAACACCACCTCTAACGTATGGAGTAAATCCACCATTTGTACCATCGGTTGTTTGATTAGTAACACCCAAACCTAATTGGTATATCTTATCTTTCTTAGTATTGATTAAAACGCCAGCTCCTACTGAACTTACAAAATCTGCTTTGTTGAATCCACCCTCTAAACCATAAAATAATTTAGTCTTAGGTAA